CGGGCGTCCTTATCTTTCTTGTTGGCTTTTAGATACTTCCGAATATCTTTTTCAGAAAAATCATTAATATCTTTGTTTAGACGATTAGCCCAAAACGATGACAACTCATTAAACTCACTCTGAATTGCAACGTCTAACTTCGTCTTGTCATCATCAGACAAGTCTTTAAGCTCAGGAACATCAACCTTCTTACGACGGCCACCAATAGACTGCTGCGCAAAGTTGTCCACATTCTTAGGCTTCCGAGGAGAATCAAACTTTTTCGGAGCCTTCGGAGCCGAAGCAGCAGACGCAGCAGGACGACGGTTCTCACTTCGGTCCCGACGAGATGTATCAGGATCAACAAAATTAGCAATCCGATCCAAAATACCAGCAATTGAATCAAGTATGCGCTTGCCCATCTTGCGGTCATTGTCAGTCTTCGGAGGATTGTCCGTAAGACGACCGGCCTCTAAACCAGCAGCCTTCTCCACAGCCTTATAGGCTTTTTGAAGCTCAGGAAGATCAGGGTTATTAAAGTCTTGTCCATTAACAACATTCTTTAAATTATCTAAAGCGTCAGCTAAAGGCGCACCCCCCAAAAGGTTACGATCTTCATCTGTCAACTCAGCAGCATTCCGTCGATCCTGAATACTCGGACCAATCCGACCCGGACGCTTATCCTCCGTCTTGTCCAAAACGCTAGCCATTTTGTCCATAACGTCAGCAAGCTTATTTAAAGAATTATCGTACTTCTCCTTAACGGCAGAACCCAAACGCTCACGACGGGAACCACGCTCCTGACGACGTTTACGCCGACGTTCCATACCGTCCTCAATACGGGTACCAAGGTCAACCAAACTGTTAACCACTGTTCGTGGAAGGGAATAGCCACAGTTCCGGCCAAACTGGTCAGTAATACGACCACCATATCGAGTACCGGGAGGGCACTGATATCGGTTGAGACCCGGATTGAACATTGCACGAGCACGCCCACCAGCACGACGCTTCTTAAACTGAATGTTATCTCGGCCCTCCGCAAAAATAGCGGCCCGAACTTCAATCAAGTCGTGATAATTAGCCGTTCGGTGCGTCAGCGCCGTGATCGTCTTGGTGGATAAGAAAAAAGGGTTTACCGATTTCTCCTCCGAAATCATCTCATAGACCGGAGCGTTCTTTGCTCGGCGTGGCGCAGAACGAGACAGGAACGTATCGTAAACCCACTGCGGAACACTCAGAGTTTTACCGCCTGCCGTTTCAACACGAATCAGTTTGTTCTTGTTATCCGCAACCTCAAACTTATTGTTTTTCAGTTCACCAAAGTCTACCGAGAACCTACCATCGGACCTATCTGCATAGTCACGGATTCCGGCGCTTGGGTCAGGTAAATTAGCTGCCCGACGCATAGAAGTAGGGAAACTTCTACGAAGACTATCTACTTCGGTAGGTGTCAACTCGCCACCGACCCTGCTAATCTTTACTGAACCCGACTCAGGGATGTCAACATAAACATCACGAAGACCTGTAGAAAACGCAGGAACAATGTCCTTACCAATCTGCCCGGAAGTATACCGATCAATTAGAGTACCATCAGCTAAATCGTCAAACTCGTCAAGCTTACCCAAAGCCTGCAAAGAAACAACAGGTTCCAAAATAACGCCGTCACGCCTAACAGCACGCAAACTGAAATCGGCCTCGTCTGCACGGGACAACACATTGTTGATAGAGGTCTGCCTACGGGTGGGGCTACCCTTCTTGGGGGCAACGGGAATCTGAGCCGCACGAATAATATCATAAGGATTACGGTTGCTCCGAAGGTCACCAATCTCCCGAACAAGAGCAGCGTCACGAGCCAACGCAGCCAAAGCTCGCTGCGCCCCAGAAGAAGGTGAGCCTACACCCTTACCAGGAATACCCAAAATTTGAGCACCACAGGTACTGAACTGAGCGTTTGTGAAGGTTCCGCCCTTTTGGAATCCGGGAGGACACCTAAACTTATTACGCACACCACCAGTGCTACGGCTACCACGACGACCTAGCCCACCAATCAAACGCCTAGCGCTAGGAAGACCCGGACGACCACGACCGCCACCGGGTGTTAGGGTTTCATAAATTTGTGATCGGATTGGGCTACGAATATCTGAAATGTCGCCCGGAAGAATAATACTACCAGCCGCTTGAGCGGCCTGGCCTGCACGAGAGTTAGCGCCAAAAATGCCCACTCGTTTTTCATTTACCGCCCCGTTGACAGGGACTTTTAAGGCATACGTAGAAAACATCGCAGCCTTCATATCGACTGCCCCCTGGCGACCCGCAATAGGCTGAACCAGCACGCCACCAAAGTCTCTAGACTCCCGAATTGCGATACGCAAAGGAGACACTTCAATCACCTGATTATGTGAAGAGAGTTCCCCAGACTTTCCCCTACGAGCCGCACTGCTAACACGCCGTACACTACGGCCACGACGCTTACGGCTACCCTTGCCCTTGCCTTTGCCTTCGTTGGGCCACTTGCCCGTGATCTCGTGGTGCAACCAAGCGCAGATTCGCTGAGGCTTGCCGCCAAACTGAGGCTTATCCATGAGGATGACGACACAACGGCGAAAACCGCCAGGCTTCTTCATGATCGGACGCCAGTACTTCAAGAGGTCTTCTAGGTTACCCCGACGTGGCCCTCGTCCACGAGTAAGACTCGTCAGAGCATCAGCGTTAGGCCCGACTTCAGGTCCCACTTTAAGGGTAAAGGCTCCAACCTCTGCTCTTTCAATTTCAGTCAGCATCAGAATCGCCAAACCTCTCTAACGGTCTAAACTCATAAATTACGCCATCGTCCTCTAGGTATTCTACCGCTTCGATGTCTACCGTGGAGCCTAAAACAATCCTGGACCCTACATTAAGTAAGGCTTCGTTAGCGAGGCTAATCCTGCTTCCCACTTCTGCGGGTCTCATAATAGCCTAACCCCCAATCAGGAAAGATCGTCTCCCATCAAACTGCGGAACTCATCTAGAGCGGAAAGCAACTCGGAGTCGTCAGACTTTTCGCCTTCAACCGCTGCCTCGGCTTCTGGCTTCTCAGCTTCAGGAGCTTCGGGAGCTTCATCCTCACTGGAAGCAAAGCCCTCAGGAAGCATTTCCTCAAGACCCAACTCCTTTGCTCGCTTAGCAATGTGGGCTTTAGCAGCGTCAACATCCTTAGCACGCTGGAAAGCGGCCAAGGCATTCTTGAGGTCAGCCTCGTCAGCAATCGGGAATGATCCATCCTCCATAGCTTCACCAGACTCAGCCATTGCCTCACGTTGCTCACGTGAGTACATGCGCTTGATTTCAAGCTCGGCTTCAAGTGCCTTGATCTCTTCCTCTTCGCTCATGTCATAAGCAAAGTCCTCAATCGTGTCGTACTCGTCGTAGCCTAAGACTTTACCCTCTACAGAAACGTAGAAGTCAAAGCTCTTCTTATCGGAGTCAAGTTCAACAACGTACACATCTTCATCAGCGAATACGTCCACCATGATGCCCATTACTTCAGCCAAGGTGTCAAGCTCCATGTCATCAAAGGCTTTGACCGCAACGGCTTCTGCGTCAGATGAAGAAATGATGTTCAGTTCCTCGGCTGACTTACCTTCTACCAGGCTCTCGTCAACACGCAACCAACCAAGTTCGTCGCCTTCGCCTGTCAGGAACACTTCAATGCATGTTCCATCCTCGCACTTAACGTCAATGACAAACATATCATCCGTGGATGAATAACCCGATCCAACAATTTCACCAGGGTGCGCAACTTTAACGACTGACTCAACCTCTGCCAAACCGGGCAGACCGTCTTCTGGAGCGCAACCGCCCTGACAGAAATCGCACGGCTGAGCAACAGACTTACGTTGGAACCCGCACAGGAAGTCGTCTGACTTCTCAGCAGCCTCAGGAGCCACTTCAGGGGAAGCTTCCGGCTTATCTTTAGGCTTAGCGGAACTCAGCTTATCCCACTCGTCATGAGTTGAACAAGGCATGAACTTATCGCCAGCACCATGAGTGCCCTCACAACCTAAGTCGGCAGCACGCTTGAGTGCCTCTTCTTCCGTGTCAAACATGTCTTCGGGGGCCATCTCGCCCTTTTCCTCAACTTCAACAACGTTCTCCTCTAACGGAGTCTCATCGGCCTTCTCTACCGCCTCACCCTTACGCATGGCGCTAACTTCAAGCGGGCTACGGCGGCGATACCGCTTGCCATATCCCTTGCCAGAATCTTCATCAACAACTTCTACTGCCTCGTATGAATCCTTGGCATCATCGTCAAGACCTTCATACTTTTCTTCGTTAATAAGGTCGTCGTCATCTTCCATCTGCTTCAATCGGGAATCAGTCATGACCATTTCTGGCATTTTCTCTTCGTCATCAGCAACCATCTGCATCATGATTGAGGCGGTCTTCTCGTCAACCGAGTCTGTGATCTCCTCAACGGACTCACCGTCAGTCTCATCAGCAACGACTTCTGCCTCTGCGTCTTCCTTGACTTCGACATCTTCATCTACATCGTCAGCCTTGTAACGGAACATCCAGCCCAAAGGCTCTTTAGTCTCTTCGTTAACAACGTTGATCATCTCATAGCCCTTTTGATCCTCAGGATCAAGCGCAGAAAATGCAGTCTCGTCTAGCAGGTCGCCTGTTTCCACAGCCTCTTTAAAGAGAACTTCAGTCATAAAGACAGGAGCATCGTCCTTCTCGTCTTCAGCAGCATCCTTTTCCTCAACAGAAAGAAGTGCTTCAATTTCTTCAAACTTGTCAAGGTCGTCATTGATATTTTCACTCATTTTGAACTCCTATTGCTCTTGAGTATTTTACTCAACACCGGCAGCAGTGTCAAGGTCCTCGGGCTTGGATACTGAAATATTAGGCTCAAAAGAAAGCACAGCAAGCGCTGAAGCTACCTTCTCAAGCAACTCTTGATGCTCAACCTTTGCCGAGAAGTGCAAGTCAACGCCGTCTTCCGACTTGAACGCAAACACCGGCACTTGTGCAACAGCACTGCTAACATCAAACGACTCCACCTCTGAACACTTAACATGCACAATAAACCCTGAAGTCGCCTTCTCCCCTTGCTCCATTGGGCGAGACATGGGAGCCTCCGTCAAAAAGTTCTCAACTTCGCTAATTAAGCTCAACGTTGCTTCCCGCAAATCGCCTGCTCCACGAATCTTTAGCATCTCATTGTAAGCCATAAGCAATAGCGCCATTGGGTCCTTCAAGTAGTCAGGCTTCTGATAACGAATCATGCTGCCCTTCTCCTCCAAGGTATCGCAAGCACATGCGTCCTTCTCTGACTCGCAACCGCAAGCAGCATCCTTGGCTTCATCAACATCCACACCTGCTAAATAGTTATTGTGTGAGTTGATGTTAGCATTCCCATCAAACTTCTTCAATGCTTCCTCATACTCTTCGTGCGTTTCGCACGGCATGTAGCCTCCACCGTGGGAGTGATACCCTGAGCACCCTAGAGTCTTCGACCATGCCAGCGCAATGTCTGGCGTAGCCCACGTCCCCTGCTCGTCGTCATCAGCACGGACCCCCTCAGGCTCTTCAGCGTCTTTTTCGTCCGGGTCTTTAACCATCATTGCTGGTGGGGCCTCATCACCAACGGGGGTGTAAGAAGTCGTCGGCTTTACACGAGTCGGCTTGCCTACCATAATACGGTCGCCCTCACGAGTGAAAGTAGCCATCCACGTCATGTCCTCACCCGTTTGGAACACAACAGAGTTACCAGTGATCTCTACAATCTGAACTGGCTTTTTGAGCGCTTGAGACAGCATACGTCCCATCATCGCTGACAATGCGTCCACCCGGTTAGAAGGAGCGTCTTTGTCGTCATCCATGCTATATACTCCCCCCTTTTCAACAGTGCCCTCACTGTCGTCTTTGACAGAAATTGTCCCAGTCAGTTGGTTAGCTCCATGCAGAACAGGAGACATCTCGTACAACTCAACTTCTTTAAGCATATTTGCTTGACGCCCAGCATCAAAGTCGGCTGTAATTGTCTTGTAACCGATTGACCACTCTTGGTCCATACCGTAAAAAGCTACGTTAGCGAAAGCTTCACGACCACGCTCGGTGTTGAGGTTGAACTGAACCTTGGCAAATAGCCCGCCGATGCCTGCCTGCTTCATCTTTTCTGGGAGGCGAGGATCACTCTTGGGAACTTCATAAATTTCCAGAACCTTACCGATAGGCTGGTTCCAATCGTGGCCCCACACAACACGAGGCTTACGCCGTTTAAGAGAGCCATTAAACGCACCGGAAACCACCACGTCACCGACTGAATCTTTGTTACCAATACCAGACACAAACGCTTCAACCACGCCTTGTGCTTTGTCAATGCCGATTTGACCGGAAATTGCCTTAAAATCAAAATCGGGATCAGTGTTCTCAGCAACATCTGACTGCTCAATTAAATTGGTCATGACTCTCCTTAAGAATACTGCGACACTCATATAGTACACTCTGCAACTGAACCATTAGAGAGGGTTTATATAAAAAGTGTGCGTTGGGTTTATATATTATCTCGTAAACTTTAACACGCAACGACAATTAATTGTCAAGCCCGGAGGGGCCAATGGGTCTTTCGGAAATCTAATCGGAGTCCCATCCACATAAAAGGCACTACTAACAGGGACTTTATCACCGTGTAACTGTCGATGACTGATCCGCACGCTCTCGTCCTTCAACGAAATCCACTCTTTGTTCAGACCAGTATCGGCACTAGCAGCAGAATCATACAGTCCTTGGTTATATGGGCCAAGAACAGCCGAGTCTACAATCATAGATTTGCGATTACTTCGCAATTTATTGAAAACTGCTTTAATAAGCACCGTAGCCAAAATAATCTTGAAAGTAATGTTTAGATCATTACCGTCCTTGTCACGCCCTAACGATGCAGAGGCCAAGGAAACTTCAACTTGATCCTGTGTCGTGGAGTTGAAATTGTTTACCGTAGCTAGGTGCTCAGAGATTGCGGCATCTGCCTGCTCTGCGGTTACAGATTCCCCATAACCTTCTTCTATATTGTCAGAAATCGCCTGCTGGTAAATGTCTTTCATTGAGTCTGTGAGAGGGATGGTACTTACAGCTAAAGCCGACATGGGGACAATTGAAGCGAAGTTGGCGTCTTCCCCTAATGTCAGTAAAGCTGATGTGGCCTGCGTGTTAATGGCATCAAGAACTGTCTGCTCTTGAGCGTCAATAATAACGTCTAACTGCTTAGACAGTTGATCTTCTAACGACTCAACCCTGTATAGAGCTTTTTCTTCCCAAGTTGTGTATCTACCTAGGTCACCAAACTTTAGACCTGCTGAAAAGGGGCACTCTTCTTACCCTCCGCTTCATCGCCTTCTAATTCGCTTGGAACTTGTGATGCAGAAGCTTCAATATTTTCAGTACCTGTTACAGTACCTGCTTCAACAAAGCCGCCCTCTTCTGGGCTAAACTCTGTGACCACGGACTGTTGAGCATTTTGTGCCTGAACATCTAACGGCACACCCTCTTCGACAGTACCCTGATCATTCATGGGCTTTTCTGTATTTGCAATTGGGGTCTGGTTCGGGTTAGAAAGGAGAGAGTCCGCAATGTCAGAAACAACCTTTTTCCTGCCGGACGCTTCACGGTATTCATTGGCACTAATCAAGCCAGTCTGAAACTCTGTCAGATGGTGACGCTCACGCTCTTGCTTAGCGAGGACAAGAATGGGAACGTTGTTCACATCAAAATCCACAAAGAAAGAGTCGTCAATCTTATCAAAGGAACGAGCAATCAAGTCAAGGTGCGGAGACATGGTTTCCATCCAGAAAACCTTACCTTCCTCCATAGCGTTAGAGAAAGTCCTACCAGACGAGTTACCGATGATAGACTCAGGTACACCAAACGCAGCAAGAATCTCTTCTTTTGTAATAGTACGCATCTGTACGTAAGCAGCATCTCGTGGACTCGCAGCAGTGTCTACGAAATCTGCACCGTCATCCGATGAGATGACACCAACCGACCCTGCACGACCAATATTGCCACGGAACCGGGAACGAAGTTCCTCTTT